CGATAAGGACGGCTTTGCGGCCTTACTGTCCGAAGGAAACAAGAACGTCCCCGGCGTATTCCCCGTTAAGGCAGACCAAACCTACAACGCCACGGGGTTGACGGTGGTCTTTGCCGAAACTGAAGCCTCCCTTCTAGCCCTCATCGCCGCCAAGGGTTATACCGTTGTACCACTTTCCTAATATGACCTACGCTATCCTCTTCATCACCGGCCTCCTCATCGGGTTCGTCGCTGGGTTGCTCGTCTACCGCAAGCACCTTGAAAAACTCAAGGCCGCAGAAGGTAAGGGCAAGACCATCCTCGACGCGCTCAAGGGTAAGTAATCGTAAAACGGTATAGACCAAATTACGATGCGTCTGATTTTGGTCTTATGCCTTTTGCTCGTCGGTTGCTCGACCACGGGTACTGAAGGGACTGGCACAGCCACGCCCCCCGTCGATGAACTTGCCAAGGTCGGCGAGCAAATCGACAAGGCTGATGCCCGCATCGCCGCTGGCGTTCAAGTGGCGCGCAACGCCAATGCCCTAGGCAAGCCCGCCACCGTTGAAAACGAATTGGCTGTGGTAGCCTCTTACCTCCCTGCCCCCGATCCCCACAACCTTGCCTACATCTCCAATCGGGTCACCCGTAACGACCCCGCCGAGTACAAGCGCGCCATGGAAGCAGGTGCCAAACTCCTTTCCGCCATTGACGCCAACTGGGCGAAAGCCGAAGCGGACGCCTCCAAAAATAAAGCCGCTTTGGACGCCTCCAATGCCAAAGTGGTCGAATTAACCGCCGAAGTGGAGCGCGTCAAGACAGAGGGCATCCGTAATGCCTTCACCGTGGCGGCTGGAGCCTGTTTCCTAGCCGCCTTGGGTCTTGCCATCCTTGGGCAGTACTTACGCGCTCTGGGGGCATTTGTGGTGGGTTCTTCCATCGCAGGTCTACCCTACCTGTTTGCCTCCCCCTACTTTGCACCTACGGTCATCGGAATCCTTATCTTTTCAGCAATCGCCGCGCTTGCCGTCTGGACGTTCAACCGAAAGACCCCCCCCACCCCCCTCGATGCCTCTCAAAAAGAAACTACGGATCATCGAGACACCCCTTGAGGGCGGAAAGTTAGGCGACACCAAGGAAGTAAATGAGACTTCTTACGTCATCTACATCCACCCCGAACATTGCTCACCCCGTAGCCGTATGAACACCGTCGTCCATGAAGCCCTGCACGTCGCCGACTTCGATGGCCTGTCCGAGAGCAAGGTTCGCCAACTGACCGCCTACGTCGTCGAGTGCCTCTGGCGCGAAGGCTACCGCCGAACAAAAAAATGAGTCCTCCCCCACCTATCGACAACGAATCGACCCAGTCCATCATTAAGGACGGTCTGATTGCTTCTATCCTTGGAGGGCTTGCGATGACTTCGCGCCTGCTTTTGAGCGTCGAACCCGTCTCACCGGGCTGGGTAATCCGCCGTGTTTCCGCCGCCGCTATCACCGCCGCGCTCGTAGGCTACGGCATCCAAGACCATATAGCATCCCCCGGACTCCGCATGGCGGTAATCGGTGGTGTGGGTTATTCCGCGCCGGAGTGCCTAGATTTCCTTCTCGCTTACGTCAAGAAGCGCGGTGAATCCGAACTCTCCAAGGTGAAGGGAGGTTCCAATGACAAAGCAAAACCCAAGCGTAAGAAGCGTTGATACCAACCTTCTTATTGCGGTGGTAGGCTTGGTGGCTTTTTCTGCCGTAGCCGCCTGCGCCACAGCCTACATCTGTGGGTTCGTCTTGGACAGTTTCCAAGACACCAACGCCATGGTCTTGCTCATCACCGACGCTGGTACTAAATCGGACGACAAGAACCTTGAGAAGAACCTATCCTCCGCCACCCTCGCGCTCAAGGCTTGCCGTGATCTTGGCCTTGCCTTGGCGGTCGGATGCGCGGGGTGCGGCTTGGCGGTAGGCTTGAGACTCTGGAAGCAGAAGGACGTTTAAGCCTTCGTGCCTTGGTAGAACAGGGCGGCGCCCACCTTCACAGGCTTGATGATGCCGTTGGTGATCATCGCCTTTACTAGAGCCTCCGCTTGGTCTTGCTGGAGTCCATGCTCACCCGTCAGTTCCTCCAGCAAAGCCTTGCGGCTGATGCTAGGCTTTGTGGAGAAGTGCGCGTACTGCTCCCCTACCTTGAGCAACTGGAAGCCCATCGCCATTGGTGCCATCTCCCAATACACCCGGTCATCGGCATGCTTTAACTTCAAGGTCAGCGTAGGCTTACCGTCCAGCGTACGCATCCCAGCCTTTTCACCGCGCTTCGTAAGGTTAAACGAGAAGATGGGCTTGTCCTTGGACTCACGGCGGATGTTAAGGACGGCGCGCACATAGTTCACAAGGTGGCTGGAACCCGTACCGCTGTACATTAAGTCAGAGAAGGTCTGCCCGTCCGTCACTTCCTTCGCCTTGGGCTTGCCTTCGTGGTGGACGAGGATCGCCGCGCAACCCGTCTCCTTGAGCATCGGGTCGAGCAAAGCGCGGCACCAATGGTTGACCGCCTTGCCCTCGTTGATGTCGTCACCGACAAACGCCGTGATGGGGTCGATGATGACCACATCTAACTTGTGCCGGACGATAACCTTACGGACTAGGTCGATGAACTCCTTGCCCATCTTGGATGACTCGATAAAGAACTTGAGGTTCGACACGCACAGTTCCTTCTCTGCGGCAGTTAGCCGCATGGACGAAAAGATGCCTTGGAAAGATTCCGCCATGTCGCCGATGTCCCCTTCTGACTGGAACAAGCCCATGCGTAGGGGGCGGCGCGGCGGGATGCCAAACAGTTCCCGACCGCAACCCCATGACATCATCATTTGCTCCGTGAAGGACGACTTGCCGATGCCGGACTGCGCGGTGATAAGCAAGGTGCCAGACTTCTGAAGCCAGCGTCCATGCCCCACCAAAGTGTTCAGATCGTTAGATAGGTCAAAGTTCTCCAGCGTGGCAAAGTCCACTTCGTCGGGGAAGTCCTGTCCATCGCGCCAAGCGATGAAGGCATCCCAATCCTCTGCGCCCACATTGAACGCCACAATCTTCTGCTCCTTCTCTCCACGCAGGACACCCCCTAGGCGGCTCCAGCGCGAAGGGTTCTTGTTCTGCGGGTCTGGCTCATGGTCAGTAAGGTACTCGTAGATGGCGTTGCGGCGCTCCTCCCATTGGGCTTTGTCCACGGCGTCTACCTTGACCCAAGCGTGAACAGACTTGCCGCCAGACTCGACCAGCAGGCTGATGGGGAGGTTCGACTGCTGGAAAATGGCAACCTGCTCATCTCGATTCTTACGGTCAAACTCGACAAGTACATGCCGATATGTCGATACCGCCACATCCGTCCCGGTGAGATCACCCTTGGTGAACGGGTTGATACGAATCCATGCACCCTGCTCCGTCGCCTTAAAGTATTCCTTGCGGGGGGCGTCTGGGCCGAAGAACTTGGTCAACCACTCCGCGCGCGTAAGGAAGATGCCCTTGGATGCTGGGAACCACTTACCGTCCTCTGTTTGCCCAGCCTCATTGGTGATACAGACCACGTCGTCGTCCTTGAAACAATTAAGCAGGACATCGGCGGTCGAGTAAGGTGTCTGCGCGTCCACGGACTCGGCAACGACCTTGGGGTCGAAGATGAAGCGTCCATTGGCGCCCACCTTACGCTCACGACCCTTGGCCAACCAGCCCTTGGGACGCTCATGCGTCTTGACGTAGGCGTCGTTTAACTTGTGGCGAAGGTCTTTCTCCGACCAAGGCGGCGAACAATGGGAAGTGTTCCATTCGTTGAGAAGCGACCATGCGTCATCGTAGCCAAGGTCAAAGCCGTTGGCAAGGATGCTGGCGGCGCGGTAGGTAGCCGGATGCCCACCTTGGCCGCTAATAGCGGAAGGCAACTTGTTGAGATAGGCGCGCGCGCCAGAGATGCGATCAGTGATGGTCATTGGCTCTTGAACTTCTTGAGTACCTTACGAAAGGTGAAAGTCGATTTCCATTTATACTTCATAGCATACGACACCTTGAACTCTGGCTTGTCCGGGTTAAGCGAACCAAAGATGTTGTAGTCAGCCCAATCAAGAGCCTCATCCTCGTCCATCTTGTGGTAGTCGGTAAGTATCTGGATTATACGTTGGTAAGAATACACAATAAGCCCGTCCTTCGACGTGCCTACGATTGCGTTATCGTACTCCTCGGCTGGCTCAATGCGGAGCGCGTGGGGGGCGTATTTAGATGCCATCGACGTAATTGATGCGTTTGCCAATCCAAGCCATGACGGGTACACACATGCTGTTGCCCAATGCTTGTTGACGTAGGCTGAAGGAAGGCTCCTTGCCCTTCCATGTCACGTTAGTCCAGTCATCAGGGAAGCCTTGCAGGCGCTCCCATTCCCTGCTCGTCAAAGAACGGATAAACTTGTCTGTGGCAATGTGCGGACATTGATCGCCGCTGTTGCTTAACAGCGTCGGGAAATGGGTGGTTGACGGGCCAGCCCCTGCTTTGCGTCTCAAGTTTCCGGGTTGGAACGAGACTGCCGCGCCACCTTCTCCAGCGCCGACCGTAGCAATGACGGCATCTCCTTCTCCCTCGCCTCCGCGCGTTGCAGGATTTCCAAACAGGCTTCCGCGCTCAAGTAGCACCGCTGTTGGACGACGCCAGTCGGTTCCAAGATGTCCGACAACAAAGACACGACGGCGTTTCTGGGAAGTTCCAAAGCCGGATGAGTCGAGAACCCGGTAGGCGAGGCTATACCCCAATTTGACCAGCGAATCTTGGAAGGCAAGGAAGTCGAGTCCGTCGTTGCTGGATAGGACTCCAACCACGTTCTCCCACACAATCCATCGAGGTTTGAGTTTGCCAGCAAGTCCTCCAAAGGCAAAGGCGAGTTGACCACGCAGGTCATCCATGCCTCCTCTGTCGCCCAGTATTGAGAAAGACTGGCAGGGGGTTCCGCCAACAAGAAGGTCTGCTGAACCTGCTTCGATTGGCCATTGTTCGTATTGTGTGAGGTCGCCATAGTTAGGGATGTGTGGAAAATGGTGTTTAAGAACCGCGCTCTGGAACGGCTCAATCTCGGAGAACGCTACGGCTTCCCAGCCAAGCGGTTTCCAAGCAACAGATGCGGCCTCAATGCCGCTGCAAACGGATAAGTATTTCATCAGATAAGTTCTTTGTTGTTTTCAAAAGCGATGTAGTTTCTTCCTGCAAAAGATGCGGCTCTACAGAAGGTGCCAGAGCCAGCAAACGGGTCAAGAAGTATTCCTTCTGCCGGACAGAAACAGTTGACGAAGATGCGCGCAAGTTCGGCGGGCTTCGATGGAATCTTTCCCGTATGCGGCTTGTTAAAATGATAATGATCACGAATCCATGTGCCTTCATTTGACGGCGCGAAATCCCTGCCTTCCTCGTTCCAGTCACCAAACACCTTGTTGCTTCGCTTAAATGACTTGGTGTTGCTTGAGTATGAAACGCCAGTCCTTACGTTGACGTAAGGCTTTTTGGATTTCGAGAACCAGAATATGCTCTGGAAGGACACAAGCGGCAACGTCTTGCTTACCCAAGCGCCACCATTGGTAAAAGACCAGATGAACGTCCTGCGATGCAAGGGGTTTATCTTGACGCGCAAGTCATAATCAAACGGCTGTCTGGTGAAAGCCAATACATTCCCTTCGTCCTTCATCTTTGACATGACAAGTTCAATTAGCCCGCGCTTAATAAACACAGACCAGTCTTGGTAGTTAGGGTCAAGTATGCACAAGTCGATGGACTTGTCATCCAGACCAGAAATGCCGTCGAAGGCATCTGATAGGATTATTTTATTCATGGTGGCGCGCTTACGTTGCCACGCCACGCCATGCCGTCAACCGTAAAAGTTCAACCTCGACAGACGATTTCCAACCACCTGCCGCAAGCGAACCATCTTAACCAGTTTATTCTTCACGGCTTCCTTGATAATGATCTCCGTGTTCGTCCGTCCCATCTTCCAGATTTTGGCGTACTGGGCAACGGTCATGTAGCCGGGGGGTATCTTGTCCACCGCGCCCTTGCGTTGGCGGTAGACTTCCTCCAGCAACCGCTGGGCCTTTACAGCGGAAGTTTCCATTTATCCCCCCCGTCATGGATGTGAAGTTTGGGGTGCAGTTCGGTTTCGCAGTACTCGCCGTAGGTAAACCCCTGCGACCATGCCAGCGTCGAGCGGCGCGTATTGGCGTAGTCCATGGCGCCCCTGCGGGTCAGCGTACCCACCGAGATACCAATAGCCTGCCGGAACGTCCGCGCGGCTTGGATGCTCGCCTTGTGGGTGTGAGCAAAGATGACGTTACCGTATATCTCCGCCATGTCGCGCGCCGAGTTCTCGTTGTAGATTGTCCCGTGGGTAAACACAAAGTTTCCCAAGGGTACAGCCTGCCATATCCCGGTGTAGGGGTACAGTTGGGCATGTAACTTGAGCGCGGTGGCTTCAATAGCCTCAATGGTCGTCTCCGCCGCCATAGCGCGCAGTTGGTTGTGGCTCTGGCGATCACGCCACAAGCGCGCCTCATGGTTGCCGCAGAGGATTCGGGTCGCCTTAATGCGTTGGAGGAACTCAATCCCCCCCAGCAAGTCCGGCTTAATGGGGTCACCTTCGCCGTTGGAACCGCCCATGAAAGCCGACATGTCCGTGAAGTCACCAAGGTGGATGACTTCGGTGGGCTTGTAGCCCTTCACGAATCGTTCCACCGCCGCCAGCGCCTTGGGGT